TAAAATCATTCTTAATATTCTTTAGTATTACTTTGTATGCTTTTGTCGTACCCTCCCTGGATGGATACAATAATTGTTTTGGATTATGTTTAAATTTTTTCAATTCGTTTAACCAGGGCAAATAAAATTCATTTGTATATATAGGTCCACAATAAACTTTACCCTGCGACTCATCTGTTTTAAATTCTTCAGCAGTAACATTCTCTTTAATATTAGTTGTCTTATTAATATCAAAGTAATGAAGTTCTGTATTATAATCTAAAGAAGTTAAGGGTATAACTTCTGATATTCTTCCATTAAATAAAGCTAAAGTAAAATAAAAATTATACCAAAATAAATCTCTTTTTTTTGAATAATCTAATACTTTTCTTAAAGTAGGTAATAATACATCTTCAGGATTTAACCCTTTAAATATTTCTGGTGTTTTAGGTTTATGTCTTTTTTTTGCCGATCTAAATTCAGAACGATCTACTTGTTTTGTTAAACCAAATTGCACACCCATTTTATTATAAAAACCAGTATCTAATATATTTCCTAGTGTCGCCCAGGCGTTTTTATTATCTCTTATTGTAAATTCCACTAACATTTTATCTGATAATAATTTTAAATATTGTATGTCTATATTTTTAATTGGATAATTTGCTAATGTGGTTTGTCCATCTTCTGATAATAATTTTAATTTATTCCAATTTCTATTAATATCATCGTAATAAGTTTTTTTAATTATTCCCGCATCTAATTTTCCTTTTTCTTTCGCTATGTAAATTAATGCAGCATCTTCTACTTTAGGATTTTTTAAATTAAATATTCCCGTCTTTAAATTATCTTCTTCTTGTCTTTGTAATTCTTTAATTTCTTCTTTTGTTTCAGCAAAAATAGTTTTTATTATTTTTTGTTTATTTTGATCATATATTCTAAAGTGAAATTTATTTGTCTTTTTTTTATTCAATAAAGACTTTGGCGTTGGACTCCATTCTCTAATTATTATGTTTATCATATATTGTATGATATCTACTATATGAAAAAAAATACGAAGTAAAGCGATCACTTATCACTTAATCACTTATCATTTTTCTGATCGGTCTATTTTAGACTAATACAGTTTATCCCAGTTTTGTGCAGTTTTACACATACTATAAAGTTGTTGAAAACCTTAAAAAATACCTTAAAATCTGGTTTGGGACCAGGGGGTCGAAGGTTCGAATCCTTTCTCCCCGACCATTTTTTAACAATTTTATTTATTCTGATCACTATTCTGATCATTTGGTAAAAAAAAACGAATGACCTACCTGGTCTTTTTAGGTAAAGGTTTTTTTGATCTTGGATCAATTTCATTAGGTTTAACTTTTCCTACTAATTTATACACATAAACCCAATTTCCACATCTTTTACCCTCCCATTGAAAATGCAGCTTTTCTGGTGGATCATCATATTGACCTAAAACTAGAGGATCAAAATTACTATTTGTTACAACCATTAATTTTTTGCCTTTAAATAAGCTAAACCACAATCACTACAAAAACCAAATTTATCTATAATTGCAGTAGCTTCTTTTTCGCAGTTTTCTGATCTACAAATTAATTTTTGTTTAGACAATGTGTTTAATGCTTTTATTATATCAGGATGATCTTCACGCCTTAAATCGCTTGTATTTGCTCCTGGAAGCCATTTACCTTTTAATCGCATTTATGCTTATGATGGAGCTTTTTAAGGTATTCTACCCACTTTTCTGGTTTTATATTCTTAAATATAGTTGATACTCTAGGCGATACTTGCTGCACATTAAAAGAAACAATAGTATCATCGTTTATGTCTTTAGTTGTGTAGTAAATAACAAATCCAGGCACTTTTAATCTATCGGCTACTGTTTTCGTTAATCTAAAAGTTTTATATTCCTGACCTATATTTTTAGTTAATTCTATTATGGCTAATGGACAAGAATGTTTTTTACATACTTCTATTGCATCTAAATCAATATAAGCCAAACCCTCAAACTGTCTATGCCACCTGGAGTAAGGATTTTGTGGCTGATCTGAATACCAATGTCTAGCCACCAGGTATCCATATAGATCGTGCTACATTTGGCTGATAGTATAACTTGTGTTGTTTTACTAAAGATCGAACCATGTAATGCACTTGTGATTTTGCTTTTATATTTAGATGATCTTTTATTTCATCATAACTCGGAGGAACTTCATTCGCCTTAATATAACTTTTTACAAATTTTATTAATTTAAGTTGTTTCTTTGTCATCTTTTTTTTCAAACATAGGTTTTAAAGTTTTTATTTGTTCTTTTAATTTATCGTTTTCAATTCGTAATTTCATATTATCAGCTATTTTTATTTCAAACCTTTTTAAGATTGTTTTATTAAGCTCTCTTAATTCAGCGATTTTGTCTTTTTCTTTCTGTTCCATAAAATCTTTTCAATATACATAACGGAGTCCATTAACTCCTCTTGTAAGTTTTCTAATGCAGAAGTATCGCCCATATCTGCTTGATCAAAAGTATTTCCAAATTTAACAATACCTTTGTTTGCTCTCCGTAAAATTTTATCATTTACAATTTGTGCAATTTTGTCTTTTGTAATTGTCATATATTTATTTCTTTAACCCATGTTTCTAATTTTTGTCTTGATATGTAAAAAGTTTTTCCAATTTTTTTCATATTTAAATTTTTATTTTTTCGTAAACTATATACTCTTTCTTTAAGAGCTTTTTTAGTTAGCTGCGGCTGGTCCGAAAATAAAATCTTTCCAACCGCAACTGAATCTAACAACTGTATATTTATCATAGGAGTATTTAGTTATTTTAAAAAATCCAAGTCATCCACATTACCATCTGTGTCAAAACTTGTATTACTAGCACTTGAGTTGTTAGAAACTGGTTTAGGTTTTTTAGCAGCCAATTCTTTTTGTTTGCTATTCCAAGTGTTAAAATCTTCTATCTCAATAGTAAGAACTTCTTTTTGATTTTTATTTAAATTTGCCCACGCAGTTAATCCAACTTTTGTATCGGCTTTAAATGTTACATCGTCAAAAAAAGTAAATCCGCTTTTTTCTTCATTATCTTCAAAAAATAATGAAGCAGCTATTGGATATTTTTTACCCTCACTTTGATGATTTTTAATGACTTCTTTTAATTCCTTACCAGGATATAATATTAATCTTATTTTAGGCATTTTCTAATGCATCCTTTCTCTTTCTTACTATGTCATCGATTTTCTCCTTTTGTTCGTTAGAAGCGGAATCAATCCATTTCTTGTAAGGTGTCGCAATTTTATTTAAATTGCCAGGATGAGAAGCATTTTTTAAAACAGCGGAAAACTGATCTAATTGATCCTTAAAGGTCATATCTTCCCACCCTGACGGAAGACCATTCTGCGAATATGAAACAGCTGACTCATTCAAACTGTCCTTAATGGTCTTTTTTTTCCCTGGAGCTTTACCACCAAGAAACTCATCCTCATAAAAATCGCCATGTAAACCAGCTAATTTTAATATAGCTCTACCTTTGGCTCTTTTTTCAGCCATAGCTACTGGATACATATTTTTTGTATTTTGTGGCGATGACTCTCCGTAAGTAATAATTTTATCTTTTATTGTTCGTGCAACACATTTCATTACACATATTCTTTTTTCTGAATTTAATTCAACTACTGATAATTCTTCAAAAATAACTTGTTCTTTTCTGGCAATTTCTTCCAGGTGTTTATGATTTATTACCCATGTTCCAAAGCAATCCCAAACAGCTTCTTTTCCCATTCCATATTTTTTTAATAAATTAATAGTTTTTGGATCGGCAGCCATTATTCCTCCATTAAAGTTACTAATTTGTTTAATTTTAATTGTAACTTTGTAGGTTCAGGGGGTTTATTTTTTCTTGCCTTACATTCTTTTTTTGTTTTTTCTTCTCTATCCATATTTATCCAATCTTGTGCTGAACAAATTATTTTATCTGTTGCATAAAAATTAATCACATTTTCCATAACGATTTTACCTCCTCTAAATCTTCTGGTTTATAATCACGCCACATATAATGATCGAAATCAGGTTGTATGTGTGCAGCAATAACTTCAGGATCATCTGAAACTTTTAATAAATTTTGCCTGGCTAATTGTATTGAACGACTATGTGTTATAAATTTTGATAAACCTATGTTTGTTAATCCATCACAAATTTCTGGTGTAAAAATTGCATAATCATCTTCTTTGTTGCCACTAGCATAAATAATAATTGGTATTAAATCTGTTGCTTTATTGTAAAAAGCAACTTGTTGATTGTGCGAATACATAGGTGTTGCTGGTATTGATGCACTCCTAAATCCAATTTTTTTTGTTTTTTTACTAACAACACTTTGAAACCATCTTGTTTTAAATTCTACAACATGAGTATCTGATCCAATATCCATTCTACCGATAGTAGTAATGTCAATATTGTCATGTTTGTAGCTGACATATTTTTCTGTAGTTAAATTTTTTAATTTTTTAATTCCAAATTCTAAAAATGCTTTTATGCTGTTTTTAATACAAACGGGTATTCGTTCTAATACTTCATCAGCGTGAACTTTATCTTTATCTTGCCAATCATATAAAACACATTGTTCTTTAAAATTTTGGACCGCACTATCAATTGCTTGTTCTTCAGTAAAATTATTAAAAACCCATCCACCTAAACCAAATGGTTCTAAAGTTACTTCTGTTCCATCTTGCGTTGTAATTGTTCTGTTGGTATCGCCCTGGACAGAGTTACCAGCTTTCATGTTTGGATTAGGTTTTTTATTTCTTCTCCATGCTTGTGTATTTACACAATATTCGTAAAACCAATTGTCTAAAGGTTTAGAGTCTTGTGATGGGGAAAAATGGTCAATATCCCATTTAGAATAGTAATCAGGAACAAACTCTATTTCTGACATAAACAATCCCTGAACATAATAGGAACTGTATTAGCATTAAATACTAATTGTCGTCAATTAGTTTGCAAAAAAAATTAATTAATCGATAGAGAGGTCTAAATCTTGTTGTAATGCCTTTAAATTAACACTACCCATGCAAATTGATGACCATTTTAATTTAAAATAATAAGATACATTTGATCTATTATACCAAAATGGATATTTTCCCGACTTTTTTTGTAATTCTCCAATCCAACCTACTCGCCAAATATCATTTTCATCACAACAAAGCACATTATTATATATTCCTCTAGGATCAATTTTACTTTCTTTTTGAAATTTACTATCAAATATTTCAACAATAGCTTGATCTTTTGTTAAATGAAAAGGGTCCTCTTTAAAAGGATTACCTTTAAAAAATAAACCAAACCAACCTGGCATTATAGGATTTTGCATTTGTATTTGTGGTCTTTCTATTTCATATTTTTCCACTTTATCATTCGCATGATAACAGCCAACAATAGTTAATGGCAATTTAGGATACATTAGTTCTTCTTCTGACATATCCATTTCAGGTAAATTAGATATTTTTTTAGCCAATGTTTTAGTTAAGGATGCTTTATCATTTAAAATTTTATTAAGGTGTATTTTATTAATTCCTATTTTTTTACTTAACCATTCTTGCGTTAATCCCTTATCATTAAGAATTTCTTTTATTCTGTGCATTTCAGTATTCATAATATATTATAGCTTTTAATTCTATAGATAAAATAATGCAACATAAATTTTTAAGTTTGCAAAAATAATTAATTAGTGTAGAAAAATTAGCTAAATGACTTTACACGAATGGAAAACCCTTAAAAATATTAGAACTTTAAGAGAATTAGCCAATAAAATAGGTGTAAATGAGTCAAAAAATCCTGCGAGATTAGTTCAAAGATGGTTAAATGGCACTTCTTATCCGAGAAAACGCCATTTGGATATGATCTTTAAGGCAACAAATGGCAAAGTTACAGCAAACGATTTCTTTACCCAATAAAATTAAAGTTGGATCGGTGGACATATTTGTCCAATTAATAGACGGATTAGTTGATATTTCAGAGGATGAGGGAAGTTATGACGGAACAAAACAGACCATAATATTAGATAAAAACCTTATAGAACGCCAAAATTCTTACTCTTTGTTGCTGCTTTTACACGAATTGGACCATGTTATTTATGAACAACACCTTTTAAAATCAGCAGATGAGGAAATAGTCGTCAATTCTTTTTCCCATGCTACTGTTCAAATACTGCGAGATAATCCTGATTTAAAAAAATGGATTGATTTATGCCTGACATCATAAAAGCAAATAAATTTGAGCGAGATAAATTAAATAAAATTAAATTTAAAAAAGAAGAATGGAAAGTTGTAAAAGATATAACTGTTGAGCTTACAGAATTTGAAGTTAAATCTATAAAAAAATTAGTCAATAATCCTATTGTTATGCGTATGATTGCTGATTATCCAAGAGCAATTATAAAAGATGGTTTATTTGAAAACGCACACAAAGTTTGCAAATATTATGGAATAAGCCTGGACCAATTAGTCGGCAAGAAAAGAGATCGTTATTTGGCTAAAGCTAGACGAGATTTTTGTCATTTAACTAAAGATAATACAAAACATAGTGTTGGTAGGTTTTTAAAAAGAGATCATACTATGGTTATTCACTATTTAAAGCAGCCACCACATAATTTGGATAAAATTAATGCTACTTAAAAGATGGAAGTTATTACTTGAAGTTATGGCAGATAATACACTTCATGCGAGTTCTTATCGTGTTATGACTTTTATGTTAAATCGAGAAAATTCAAAAACTAAAGCTCTATTTCCTAGCCATAAAAGACTAGCAGAAGATACTAATTTGTCGGAGAGATCAGTTAGGCGGGGTGTTGATAGCTTAATTGTAAATAATTATTTAATAAAAATTAAAAGAGGAGGTCCAGGAGTATCCACAAGGTATGCGATTAACTACAAACAGAGGACAATTATGTCAAAATTAGAGGACAATAATGACCGTAACATACGGACAGATATGACCGACAAATCTACCAATAAATCTACTAATGAATCTAGGGTAAAAATTAATCATGCTGTGAATAGATTGGCTAAAAATTTAAATGGTAATTATAAAGCAGTAAAAGAGGGTAAAAGAAAAGCATTTAATAGTAATGATGAGGTCTATGCTAGGATATTAAAAAAAACGGGAAGTTTTGAAAAGGCACAAGCATATTTAGATTTAAAAAATTCTGCGGATTTTAACGATAAAACGAAAGCAGAAGATTTTGCTAAATATCTTGGATGTCTGAAATAACAACACACGATTTAATTATATTATTTGAAGAAGCTGCTAGAACAGATCGCAGATTACCACCAGCTATTAAAAAACAAAAAACTACTTCTAGTTGGTTGGCTACTAAACAAGAAAAAATGTATTCTAATTCATGGAATAAAGTAGATTTTGTTATTAGACCAAGCTCAAAAGACATTAGTCGGTGGTGGATTGCTAGTATTATTCTCCGGGAAGTTGTTGAGGATATAGATTTAAAAAGGATTATTTGGCTTAAAGCAAAAAAATTTCCTTGGACTCATATAGCTAGGTTTGTCGGTGTAGATAGACGGAAAGTAAAAAAGATGTGGGAAGAAGAAATAATGTATATTCGGTTATGGCTGCAACTTCATAAACAAAATAAAAAAATTAATGACATAATTGACAAAATAATGTTAAGAAAAGGATAGAATGAGAGTTCTAGTCGGATTTTTTTAGTTCGTTATATTTTTCAGCCATTGACAAAAAATTTTTTAAATATCTGGGTGGTTTAGTCGGACCATTAACCCATCTTGATATAATGTTTCTATCGTTTGTTGATGCTGTATTAAATAACAGCTTACACAAGTCGCCTTGAGTCATTTTATTTTTTTTTAAAAATGCTTGTAACTGTTTGGAAGTCATAAAGGTTTTATATACTATTATATGATAAAAAAAACCCCCTTATTAAAGAGGGTTTTAGTCGGTTTTTAGTCGGTATTATTTATTCTTTTTTGTCAGTCATTGTTTAGACTCCTTCTTGATATAAATGATTTTTGTATGCAATCGGCTCTTTGTTTCTAAAAAGACAAATAGCTTTTTGAATTGTTTTAACATTTTTTCTATTGCAAAAAATAGTAAGTATTGGAAATTTCCAAACTACCCTTGCTGGAATATTGTTTTTAGCTAATTCTTTTTTAGCTAACAATTCATCACAACCGCCAAATAATTCATGTTTATATTTGTATTTAGTCATTGTTTAGACTCCTTATAAAAAACATTATATCTATCAATACAACTCATGTGCGATAATTTTTCAACTAAATCCAATAATTTGTTTTGTAATTTATGGGATTTTTTGTAGTCAATTTTATTAAATAAACTAATGTGGTTACAATAAGGTTCATGTTGTTCAATTTGACAATCTAAAAACCAAAACCAAGTATCACTAAAATCTTGTGTTGATTGTCCCATATCTTCATCTAAATCTATAAAGTTATGGACAACAGTAGGTGTATATTCACTCATTTTTTAAGCTCCTTTTAATTTAAATAGAGATTATTTCTCCGCTAAATTTTAAATAATTTTTAATTTGTTCATAAATAAAATTTTTTTCAATTTTATGTATTTTACAACTTTTTGGAATTATTGCTCCGTATCTGTCTTTAATTTCAATATCATTATTTTTTATGGTCCAATAAATAGGATAATAATATTTTTCTAGTTCTTGATTAGTCATTTTTTAAGCTCCTAGTAGTTATTGATTAAGTAAACCAGCGGTATAAATACCGCTAGTTGAAGAATTGATGCTATAAATATAAATTTAAGCATTATTTAAGATTGTTTTTGATTAAGCAAGAATGATAAGTATGATTGATTGCAGAATTAATCTTTTTAAGAGTCTCTTTTTCCTCTAATTTTTTCTGTTCTTTATCTTTGTTATCTTCTCTTAATCGTTGTAAATCTGCTGGATCACTTAAATTATAAGTTCCAGTAGATTTGATTTCAAACTTAACTGATTTCATAACATGATTAATTGATGACTTTTCACATAACTTCATTTTTTGAAGTTCTTTTAATTGGTCATAATCAATTCTATTTTTAAATGCGGTTATATCTTGGTCAGTTCCCCAAAGACCTAAACCATCAGTTTTAACATGATTATCTTTGTTAAATCCTAATACTAAAACAGCTTCATAGGTGTTTTTTTTAGGTTTACACCATTTATTAGTTTTAGGATTGAGAGTAGCATAGCAAAAGCGATCTCCTCTGTTTTTAACTGTTTCTATCCAATAACGGCGTTTAGTTCTTAATCTAAAACCCCAGGGATAGTTGTCAACTTCTACAGCATTTTCAAAGCTGTCTTTGTTATAAATATATTTCATTTTAAATATGCTCCTTTCTTAAAATGATTAATTGCAACATTAACAGTAAAAGACTCGGACCAATGACGAGGGTAACAACTACCCGCATTTTTTGGAAGTTTTTTACCATTAATAAAAATTCTACGACCTCTCAATGATTTGCCTAAACCTTTCATTGTTTTGCCGTATAAATTTATAATACTTATATTCATAATATACTCCTATGTATAATATATTATATTATATATACTAATATATGATAGTAACAAGCGAATAATAATATTAATTTAAAAAAAAATTATGGTAGGGCGACCAAGTAAAAAAATTCAATGCCAGGCAAGACGAAAATATGACGGGCAACAATGCCAGGCTAAAGGTCTATTGACTAAAAAAGGAAGTTATATTTGCCGTTTACATGGTGGTTTATCAACTGGACCAAAGTCAATAGATGGCAAAATTAAAAGTTTATCAAAATTAAAACAATTTAAGGACAAAACACATGAAGAAATCAAAAGCTATATTACAGATCATTCAGGAACAGCTTGAACTAGGCAACACATTGACCGCTATTTGTAGGTCTAAAGATATGCCAAACCTGGCGACCATTTATAAATGGATGAATGTAGATAAGGAATTAAAAGAAAATATACTAGATGCTAGAAGAATTGGAGCTATGACCTGGCTTGATAAAATGCAAGACTTACTCGACCAGGACTTGCAGCCGAACCAGGTAAACTGGGCAAGGGAAAAGCTACACCATGCCAGGTGGATGGCTTCGAAGTTGGTTAGTGTATTTAATGATAAAGTAATTAATGAGAATATAGGCGAACCACAAATAAAAATAGTGTGGGATGATGGTTATTCGGAACATAAAGGCGAAGCTTCCACACGCACGACAAGAGGAACGGACAACCAGGACAAAGATAAAAAGCCAAATGATCAGGTAAAAGATCAGAAGATAACAATAAACTAGAGATATGCTTGGTTATCCTACTGGTCCAAGACCAGTTATTGAATACGAATGGATTTATAATAGTAAATTTTCAAATATACCAAGCTCGATACCATACCAAAAAACCTGCGGGGATTTTTATATTATGATGGGAGAAAAAGACACTCATGGATGAACACATACAAGCTGCTGTATTTTTTAACGAAACAAGAAATATTGTTCAGGTAGAATTTAGTAATTTTGATAACAAAGAAGATGCTATGGAAGCTGCTAAATGGCTAATAGCTGCATTAGGAATATCAACTGTGAATGTAAAACCACAAGATGAAACAATACATTAGTGAAAACTGCTTATCAAATGGTAGGTCATAATTTTAATAAAGATCGTGTTAAAAATGATTTTTATGAAACACCTAAAGATGCAATTCAAGATTTAATTAAATATGAAAAATTTGAAGGCAATATTTGGGAATGTAGTTGCGGAAATGGAGCAATTTCAAAACCTTTAAAAGAAGTTGGTTATACAGTTTATAGTTCAGATTTAATTGATCGAGGATATGGAGAAATAAAAGATTTTTTAACTACTTATAAAAAAGTTGATAACATTATTACAAATCCACCTTTTAATTTAGCAACTGAATTTGCTTTACATGGTTTAAATTCTGTAAATAAAAAAATGGCTTTGCTTTGTAAACTTTCTTTTTTAGAGGGTAAAAAAAGATCCTCTGTTTTGTTTAGTCAAAATAAATTAAAAAAAGTTTTAATTTTTTCAAGAAGATTAGGATTTAAAAAAAATGATAAAAAAGGTGGTTTAATGGCTTTTGCATGGTTTATTTATGATGTTAATTACAATGGATTACCAACAATAGACTGGATATGAAAGTTATTAAAATACCTTATACTCCTAGACCACAACAACTAGAGTTACACAACAAACTTAAAAATTATCGCTTCGCCGTGTGCGTAATGCATCGCAGAGGAGGTAAGACCGTCTGGGCGGTTAATCATTTAATTAAAGAAGCATTAACTTCTGAAAAAAAAAATTTTAGAGGTGCTATTTTTGCTCCAACAAGGGTGCAAGTAAAACTACTAGCATGGGATTATCTCAAAGAATTTACCAGGCAGATACCTGGAATGAAATATAACGAAACAGAATTACGAGCAGATTTTCCAAATCGTGCAAGAATATCTCTTTTCGGAGCAGAAAATCCTGATAGTGCAAGGGGTCAATATTTTGATTTTGTTGTTTGTGATGAATACGCACAAATGGATAGCAGAATGTTTCCTGAAATTATCCGACCAGCCGTGGCAGATAGGTTAGGTAAGGTGTGCTTTATTGGTACGCCACAAGGAATGAATTTATTTTACGATTTATACGAAGAAGCTAAAGGTAATGCCGAATGGTTTACTTGTATGTTTAGAGCAAGTGAAACGGGATTAGTACCAAAACCAGAATTAGAGTCTGCACGAAAACTGATGACCGAAGATCAGTATATGCAAGAGTTTGAATGTTCCTGGACAGCAAATATTTCAGGATCAATCTACGGAAAAATAATACAAAAAATGGAAGATGAAAAAAGAATTTCACATTTTCCGTATGATCCAGGTTATCCAGTAGATGTTTATTTTGATATTGGTATTTCAGATCAAACAGCAATAATTTTTACGCAACAAATCGGTAGAGGTTTGTTTGTTGTTGATTGTTATAACGATAGTAATAAAAGTCTGGACTTTTATGCCGATTATATTAAGAAAAAAGAATATAATATCCGTAATTATGTCTTTCCGCATGACATAGAGCAACGAGAACTTTCAACTGGTCATTCAAGAAAAGAATATGCTTATTCAATGGGTATGCGACCAATTAAAGTTTGCCCTAAATTGTCTATAGAAGATGGGATACACGCTGGACAAATATTACTAGCAAAAACATATATTGATCGTTCTAACTGCAAACCTTTTTTGGATGCGTTAAAATGGTATCATAGAAAATGGATAGATAAACAACGAGTTTTTTCCAAACCTGTGCATGATCATTCAAGCCACTTTGCTGATGCTTGGAGAGTATGCAGCGTTGCAATTCAGGAATTGGATTTTGATAATATTCAAAAATTTGAGAAATTTGCAACTGGAACAAATTATAACCCTTTACAGTAGAGGAAATATGGGATTTTTACGACCAAAAGCACCACCATTACCGCCAATGCCTATTGCTCCAAAGCCACCACCAACTGTGGCAGAGGATTTGCCAAGTGAAACGCAAATAAAAATTGCAAAAATGATAGCAAACAAGAAAAAAGGTTTTACGGATACTATTTTAACAAGTACCCAGGGCGATACATCGGAAGCTGATACATACCAAACAACATTATTAGGTTCATAAATGGCTGCTAGTACAAGCACGGCTAGTAAAGATAGAGAAGAACGCCAAAAAAACCAAAATCAAAATGTTGCTAACACTATTAAAAAAGATGTTAAGAAAAAATTAGGCTTAACAGCTACTATGGGTGGATATATTGCAACAAATTTAGAGGGTAAAGATAAATTGTTTTACGGAGAAGAAGCATCTAAATTTACTGACGATGCTTTAGTGCAAAACGATATTGCCAAAGTAGGTAATTATTTTAAAAAAGTCGGAGGAGAATTTATTAGAATTAGTAAATCCGAGGGCGAAAAATTGTATGCAGCGGGAGATCCAAGTATAAGCAGATCAATTATAGGTAATAAAACTACTACAGATATTAAATATGGTAGTGGTAATTCTGCGATGGGATCAGGCGATCCAACTGGTGTTATGACATCTGTTCCTATTTCAAGTGCTATGTTGCAACAACAAAACAAATTTTTAGGTTTAGCTAAAGCGGGAATGAGTTTTGCTATGCCAGGATTAGCAAAAACTGTAATGAGAGCAGATGCGGGTAAAAATTTATATGATGCAGCAAATCCAACTAAAGCTGTAAATCAATACGATCAAAAATTTGCAGCCGCACAAAAAGGTAAAAAATTTACTTCAGATAGAAATATAATAGGTTTGTTAGGTTTAAAACAAGATAAAAAAACAAAGAAAGATACGCTAGGTAATTAATATGGATATAAAAACAATAAGTAATCAATTTGAACAATTAAAATCAAAAAGATTAAACTGGGAAAGTCATTGGCAAGAAATAGCTGATTATGTTTTACCTCGTAGAGCTGATGTCAATGTAACCCGTTCATCAGGCGATAAACGAACTGAACAAATATTTGATGGTACTGCACTTCATAGTGCTGAATTACTATCTTCTTCTTTACATGGGATGCTAACTAATGCTGCGATGCCTTGGTTTAGTATGCGATTTAAAGACGAAAATATTGCGATGGATGAAGAAAGTAGAGAGTGGTTAGAGTCTTGCACCAATACTATGTATGTTGCTTTAGATCGATCAAATTTCCAGCAAGAAATACACGAATTGTATGTTGATCTTTGTACTTTTGGCACAGCGTGTATGATGATTGAAGAAGATGAATTTAAATTTTTACGATTTTCAACAAGGCACATAAAAGAAATATATATTTCTGAAAACGATAAAGGGTATGTCGATACAGTTCATCGTGAATTTAAAATGACTGCCCGTGCTGCCTATCAACGATTTGGCGATAAATTATCAAAAAGAATTTTAAATATAGTTGAAAAGAAACCTTATGAAGAAGTTAAAATACATCAATGTGTAAAACCTAATGATCAATTAAATCCATACAAGATGGATAATAAATCTATGCCGTTTGTGTCGATTTATTATGACCATGAAGATAAAAAAATAATTTCTATATCAGGATTTAATGAATTTCCTTTTGTTGTTCCACGATGGTTAAAATCTAGTGGTTCAGATGGTGGTTATGGGCGTTCTCCGTCTATGACAGCTTTACCTGACATTAAAATGATTAACAAAATGGCAGAAACAACAATTAAGGCAGCTCAAAAAATGGTTGATCCGCCTTTACTTGTTCCTGATGATAGTTTTGTTTTACCCGTTAGAACACAGCCAGGGGGATTAAATTATTACCGATCAGGCACTAGAGATAGAATTGAGCCATTACAAATTGGTGCAAACACACCAGTTGGTTTAAACATAGAAGAACAAAGACGAAATGCAATTCGTCAAGCATATTTTGTTGATCAATTATTATTATCACAAAATGTAAAAATGACAGCAACAGAAGTAATGGAAAGAAATCAGGAAAGTATGCGATTACTTGCTCCCGTTTTAGCACGATTACAATCTGAAATGTTGCAACCATTAATTAACAGAACATTTAATATTTTACTTCGAAAACAATTATTACCTGAACCGCCACTTGCATTACAAGGAAGAACTATTGATATTGAGTATGTATCTCCACTTGCAAGATCACAGCGTACTGGCGATGTTCAAGCAATTATGCGTTCACTAGAAATATTAGGACCATTGGCACAAATGATGCCAGTATTTGATTATTTAGATTCAGATAAATTAGTTAAACATATTACAGATGTGCTTGGTGTACCTAGAAAGGTATTACGATCTGATCAAGAAGTTGCGAATATAAGACAACAACAAGCGGAAATGGCACAACAACAAGCTGAATTACAAGAAACACAACAAGTTGCTGAAGCTGGGGGTAAAGTTGCACCGCTGCTAAAGGAACTTAACAATGCCCGATAAACAAGAAAAGTTATTAGAGCAAATAAGACAATCGTATCAAAAAGTATTTACAACACCAGAGGGTGTTATTGTTTTAAAAGATTTGGAAAATAGGACTGGTATTCATCATAGTACCTTTGATCCTGATCCATATAAAGCTGCGAATTTAGAGGGAATGAGAGCAGTAACGCTTTTTATTCATTCAATGTTGAAACCATTACCAAAGGAGAACAAATAACATGGCTGATGAACAGACAACTGCACCTGAAGTGCAATCTGAACAAACAAGCGAACAACCACAACAAGAAACAAGTTTTTTAAGCTCGTTACCAGAAGAATTACAAAAAGAGCCATCGCTACAAAATTTTACTAATGTAGGCGATATGGCAAAAACTTTAGTACATTCACAAAAAATGGTAGGAGCTGATAAAATCGCTATTCCAAGCAAACACGCAACGGAAGAAGATTGGAAACAAGTTTATACAAAATTAGGATTACCTAATACTTCTGAAGAATATAATTTAGAATATACTTTAGAGGAGGGTGTAAGTGAACAACCGATAAAAAACTTTTTAGGCGAAGCACATAAGTTAGGTTTATTACCACATCAAGCACAAGGTATTTTAAATTTTTATACTGGTTTAAATCAAGAAACTGTTGAAGAAGCACAAAAACAAGCATCTTTAAATAAAGTTAATGCTGAACAAGAATTACGAAAAGAATTTGGCTTACAATATGACAGCGAAGTTCAAAAAGCTAATAATGTTTTTAGGACATATTTTGCAAATGATATGGAACATATTAAATTACAAGATGGTACTACTTTAGGCACTAATCCTGGATTTATAAAATCTTTAGCAAAATTAGCTGGTCAATTTTCAGAAGATAATTTAGGATCAGGACAAGAAGAAAGTGGAGGACTATCGCCATTAGAAGCTGATAGAGAAATCAGTAAAATTATGGGCGATAAAAGTCATCCATACCATATTAAAGAACACCCTGGACATGATGCTGCCGTTAAAGAAATGTCAGACTTGTTCAACGCAAAAGTTTTAGCTGGGTAGTGCGTAAGCATCCAGTTTGACAATCTGAATAGAAGATCAACTACCAGTTGTAAAATGCAGACTAAACCTACTTGTGTAGATAATTTCGTCAAAAATTAACCTTATATTTGAACGGAGGACTTAAATGTCTAATCAAGTAACTACAGCTTTTGTACAGCAGTATTCAAACAATGTACAAATGCTTTCACAACAAATGGGTAGCCGTTTGCGTGAAGCTGTAGATGTAGAGAGTATAACTGGAAAAAACGCTTATTTTGATCAAGTTGGTTCAACAACTGCTCAAATAAGAACTTCTAGACACTCGAATACTCCTCAAATAGATACGCCACATTCAAGACGCAGAGTATCTCTTGCTGATTACGAATGGGCTGATCTTATTGATGATGCTGATAAAGTGAGAATGTTAATTGATCCAACTTCTTCTTATGCTAAAGCGGCAGCGGCAGCGATGGGAAGATCAATGGATGATGTTATCATTACAGCTTTAGGCGGCACAGCTTATAGCGGCGAAACTGGAGGTACTTCAGTTGCGTTACCTAGCACACAAAAGTTTGCGACTTCAAACCAATCAGATGGTTTAACTGTTGCTAAACTTTTAGACGCTAAAAAGAAAATGGATTTGGCTGATGTCGATCCAAGCATACCAAGATATGTTGTATGCGGAGCAACTCAAATAAGTGATTTGCTCAACACAACCGAAGTTAAATCTTCAGACTTCAATACAGTTAAAGCTCTAGCACAAGGTCAAGTTGACTCTTTCCTAGGATTTAAATTTATTATGTCTAACAGATTAAGCTTTGATGCAAGTAACACGGATGACAGACTTGTTTTTGCTTTCACAAAAGATGCAATCAAACTAGCAATAGGTAAAGATGTTACAGCAAGAATTTCAGAAAGAGATGATAAATCATACTCTACTCAAGTTTATTACTGTATGTCTATTGGTGCAACTAGAATGGAAGAAGAAAAAGTTGTGCAAATTCCGTGTAACGAGTAGGAGGGATAAGATATGGCAAGTGTAAAATCGAGTGCTATTACTAATCTAGATTCTGTACCAGCGGTAAATGCCGATGGTGGAAACAATTCTCCTATGATGGTATGGCACGATACATACGAAGCATCTTCCCTTGCAAGTGGTTCTGATATTACAATCGCAAGAATACCAGCTGGAGCAACTATACATGATGTAGTTATCAAAGCTGATGCTCTTGGTGGATCATCTACATTAATCGTAGGCGATTCAGGCGATGATAATAGATATTTAGCTGCTGTTGGCACATGGAATGTTGCTGGACAAACTCAATCAATGTTAGGTGGTAGCTCTACTGGAGCAGCAACAACTGCTGTAACTGGTGTAGGTTACAAAGTAAGCTCATCAACTGACATCGTTATTACTACTGGTGGTGCAACTATTAGTGGTACTATCTATGCTTGGGTTTATTGGACTCAATAACTAATAGAGGGGGATTTTTATCCCCCTTTTTTACATGGAGAATTTATGGCAAAAAAAGGATTATACGCAAATATTAATGCAAGAAAAAAAGCGGGTACTTCAAGACCGAAATCAAAATCAACAATAACACCGAAAGCATACGCAAATATGAAATCGGG